TACTCATTTGTAGATATTTATTCGCATAAATATTTGTAATAGGATTATATGCATGAGGATCTAGTGATAGAGTATCAAATAATGGTACTACTGCTGGTGCTACTACTGGCACTGGTGCTACTACTGGTACTGGTGCTACTACTGGTACTGGTGCTACTACTGGTGCTGGTTCCATTAAAAGTGAAGGAAGTATTATTTGCCCGCCAAAAAATGTTAGTGCTGGAGAAGGTGCCACTACTTGTTCTGGCTTTACTTGTGCTGGCTTTACTTGTAATTGAGGTGTATTAAAATCTTGGAGATTCTTTTCAAATTGACCCTTATAGCGATACATTATAGTATCAATTCCATTATTTGATACTTTCATATAATCTACGCCAGATAAATCACAATCGCTATAATTTGGATAAAATGGTATAATAGTATTATATGTTCCATCTTTATTTACTTCAATATACTTAATACCATATAAAATCTGGTCAATATCATGTAGAGCTTTAAAATATTTTTCTTGTGATAAATTATTTCTAAGAATAGGTTTTTGTTCTTCAGGTGTATCAGTAATTTGAATCGCTTGTGGTATATTATCAGAATTAATATAATATTTAGAAAAGCCTGGAATATTTAATGATTGTTCAATAATATCTTTCACAAATATGTAATACCCATTTGGGTCTTTATATAAGGAACCATTTTGTTCAGTTACAATATATTTTACATTAAAATATGTATCCTCTTTTTCTGTAAAATATTTAATATCATCATTTCTAAGACGCATTAGATACTGTAATGGTTTTCTTTCAAATACAAATGGCTCATTTAGATTACCAGGGACACTTACTGAACTCGGAGTTATATTATTAAACCATATGACCCATTCAGAATTAATATCACTATTTATTAATTTTGTTTCTCTAGGAACAGACTTTACTAGAGTCGTATCATTATAGTAGTTACATTTACTATCTTCTCCTAGCACAGTTCCTAAAGGACAGCCTTCAACCAAAGGATTGCTATTGGGTTTAAATTGTGTAGAAGGATCATTTATAAATTCTTTTAATGCATTAACAGATTCTGCTAATTCTCCTACTTTGGCTGCTTTCCTATTGTTCTTTGCTTGTTTTTCTGTTTTCTTTTGTTCTTCTTCCTTTACTAAAATTGTTTTAATCTTTTCAATAGATTCTTTTACAGATTCAAATTGTTTATTAATTTTATTTGTATCATCTTTTGCAGAATCCAATAGTCCAAGTCTTTGGTTAATTAAATGAAGATGAACTATTTGATTTTTAAAATCAGTTTGTATTGATAATACATAATTAATATGATTATCTATATCATTTATTGATTCTTTTAATAATTGTATTGATGGGATAAAATATGATTTATATTCTAGGCCGTATTTATCTATCATATTTTTTATATCATTAACTATTTCATTATATTCTGTATTTTTTGTATCACGAAATGTATTAATAAAATTTACAATATTTTGTATATCAGTTAAAGAACTATTATTTTTTTTACTTGTTTCATAATTATAGGCTATTAGACCATCTTTTTGAATAGTATTATATAATTCTTTTTTAGCTTCAATTTGACTAACATATAAGTCTTGTATATTTCTATAATCTAATGCTTGTTGGCCGCCTTTTAATAAATATGTTTTTTTTGAAGGCTTACGAATTCTACGTAGAGTTCTTCCCTTCGTCATTTACTAAATGATGTAAACATATTTTAAATCGGGAATTAGTTATTTTTGTTTTCTTGTTTTGTGGAACGCTTTTTTATTTTTTATGCTGCGTGTTTTCTGGTGAGCTCCACCGCCATATAATGTAGTGGGTGCTGACGCACTTTTTAATTTAAAGTTACCGTTAGTATTAATAATTGATATCATACCCTGTATTGATGCATTTGTTATTCTGCTTAATTTGAATGATACTGAAGTAGTTAATGGTGTAGCTGCTGTGAGGGGGGTAGGTGCTGTAAATGCTTGTGTATAATATGTAGAAACAGTTCCTGCAGTTGGAGGAGTTACACTAATAGTAACTGGTAAATATACAGTACTAGTTTCACTATATGGCACTACTTTGGCATATGTTCCACTAGTAAGCCCTGATGAATTTATAGCAACAGATGTTCCTGTGTAATTAATATATATAGGAATATTTAAATTAGCTGCTACACCTGTAGTAGTTACTGTAGTATAAATAATAAAGAAATTAGGTAATACTGTGGTTTTATTAGTAGCAGTGAGAGATAATCCTGAAGAATTTTCATTAAAGAGTGTACTATAATTATTATCATAAAATAGCCTGTATGCTTTTCTTGTAGTAGCAGTAGGTGTTGCGCCACCTAAACTTGTTTGTAAGTTGGCTATAATTAGTGATGTTCCAGTAGCTGCATTTGTTAATGTAGGATATAACCATAGGTCTGTGGCGTAAAAACGAACATATGTTTCTGCAGCTGGCTGTGGTGCTGGAGAAGGGCTTGGACTTGGAGATGGCCTTGGTGAAGGTCCTGGAGAAGGAGATGGCGATGGTCTTGGGGATGGCCCTGGAGAAGGAGATGGTGAAGGTCTTGGAGAAGGTCCTGGAGATGGTGAAGGAGATGGACTTGGTGAAGGTCTTGGAGAAGGTCCTGGAGATGGTGAAGGTGAAGGTCTTGGAGAAGGTCCTGGAGATGGTGAAGGTGATGGTTCTGGTGATGGTGAAGGTCTTGGAGAAGGTCCTGGAGATGGTGAAGGTGATGGTTCTGGAGATGGTGAAGGTCTTGGAGAAGGTCCTGGAGATGGTGATGGAGATGGTGATGGTCCTGGAGATGGTGATGGTGAAGGCCTTGGCGAAGGTCCTGGGCTTGGTGAAGGTCCTGGAGATGGACTTGGTGAAGGTGATGGTGAAGGTCCTGGAGATGGACTTGGTGAAGGTCTTGGTGAAGGTTCTGGTGATGGAGATGGTGAAGGTCCTGGTGATGGAGATGGTGAAGGTCCTGGACTTGGTGATGGGCTTGGTGATGGTGATGGTGAAGGTCTTGGTGAAGGTCCTGGACTTGGTGATGGGCTTGGTGAAGGTTCTGGTGATGGAGATGGTGAAGGTCCTGGTGATGGAGATGGTGAAGGTTCTGGTGAAGAAGAAGCTGCTGATGGGGGTGTGCTTGCTGATGGGGGTGTGCTTGCTGATAAAGGTATAGGAAGGAAATTACCCTGAGTACCTAAGTTGTCTGTTAGAACGGTTAGATCTGCACTACTAATAGAATCAGTAATAACAGGAAGTAAATCTGTAACAGGTACTAAAGTCACACCTTCTAATGTAGATGCAAAATCTGCAGGATTAATAGTTGTGCCATCAGCATCCTTAATAGATACAATATTTGGACTTCCTGTAGGTGGAACACCATTTATATCTCTTAGTATAATATTACCACCATTCATTAGAATATAATATGGGGTATTATTATGTACTATAAAATATTTACCTAATCTACGTGAATAATATACATTATAAGCGATAGCAAGTTCTTGTCCTCCTCTTACTTTTCTCTTTTTCTTAGCACCACCATCGGCGCCAGCGGCCTCCTCATCAACAACGGCAGCGGCGGGGGCGGCGGCGGATCCTAAACCATTTATGAATAGATCAAGTTGTGTATCACCTGTATCGTCGTTTTCGGGTGGAGGAGGAGAAGAAGGAGGAGGACCTGCTGGCACTGCGATACCTGTTACAGAAGCTGGTAATGTGGTAATATCATCTGGTATCTTAATTACAACTTCTTCTATTATAGTCTGGTCTGTTGTATTCGTAATATCCATTACTCTTGCTCTATTATTAGTTATAGAAGCCTGTAATTCAGATATTAAATTATAAGGATTACTAGCTATATCGAGAGATGTACCATTTCTGAGTAAAACGTTAGTAATATTACTTTCTGTACTTGTCGTGCTATCCCAAATTGTTACCGTAGAAGATCCTATAGTACCATCATATCCAACATAATAAATTTTGTGAGTCGCTGAACTTATAAAAAACACACCTGTTAATGAATCGTTATAGACATTGTATGTAGTTATAACAGGAGGGCTTTGACCACCTTTATACTTCTTAGAGCCTCGTTTTCCTCCAGATAAAGGAATACCGCCTCCTATTTCTACACGAATATAGGTATCGTATATAGTCCTACCTGCTGATAATGGATTTGGTGGTGGTGAAGGCGGTGGTGAAGAAGGGGGTGGTGAAGAAGGCGGTAGTGGTGAAGAAGGCGGTGGTGGACCACTTGTCATTCCTGGAGGGTCAGCACTTATAGTAAGCCCTAATGTTGCTAATGTAGCGTCAAGAGCTTTCTTTTCATATGAATCTAAGCCGCGTAGAGGTTGTATATTACGCCATATTGATGGGTAATTTGCAAATGCAATATCATTAAAATAATTATTAACGCCTATGCTTGGATAACCAGAAGGTAATACATTTACTCCTATCGTCGGATATCCAGAGGGGAGTTTATTATAAGTGCGATTATTATCATAATTATGGGCCCCACTAGCCGCTCTATCACTATTTATCAAAGTTTGCATAAGTGCCATCTTACTCTAATTTATCTGCGATTTTTATTAGAGCGTTTGTTTTTACGACTATTACGTTTAGACTTCTTTAGCTTCTTACTTCTTCTAGAACCACCAGTCTTATTACAAGCGGGATTTGCGATACGAGCATCATAAGGCTGTTGTGTTAATACAGGACCGCCAACAGAATCAACATAATCACTTGCCCTATTTCCATAACCAGCCGTAGGAGCAGTATAAAAAGCACTATCAACCCCGCCAACACCCCCTGACTGTAAAGGCATAGGATTTGCTAAAGCACCTGGAGGAGATGTATTTACTAATCCGCCTTCACAACCAATGCGTGATACAACAGGGTATCCTCCAAGTACAGGGCCAGCAGATCCTGTTATAGGACCAGCGCCGACATCTACAGTGTAACGCCCACCAGTCATCATAGGAGCACCATACCCTTCACTTCCTAAACCCATTTTTACACCACCAACCATTTTGTTAGCAAGAGCTTCAGAACCTAAATTCATTCTGGCACCCCCAGCAAAACCGGGAAGGCCGCCACTTCCTTGTAGAGGCCCTACCATGCCTGGACGAGACGCAGCTAAGCAATCTGGGGTTAATGGTGTTCCACCAACAACCGTGTTGGCATAAGGAGCTTCAGGTGCAACAGCAGTTCCGCTAAATGAATATCCACCACCTCTCTGAGCTCTTCTTGACTTTGTTCTTCTGTGTTTGACCATTTCTCTAGATATATAAAAGAAAATATATATATTTTATCATGGATAAAATAAGTGATCTGTTTGATTTATTTGGAGAATCAGCATATTGTAGTATATGTTTGGAAAATATATCCGAAGGAGCAAGAGTTCGTTCGTTAAACGAATGTAGCCACATTTTTCATAGTATATGTATTGATAAATGGTTTTTAGAAAAATCTTGTTGCCCAACATGTAGAAAAGAATATACGTTAATTATTCCAAAATCGAAAGATTCTGAAATAATGAATGATATTGATAGACTTTTTATGACATGGACATTATTACATGGTATTCTTAAAAAAGTTAAACTAGCAACTACATTTAATGAAAAGAAAAATGATATTCGTTTAGTATTTACAAGATTTCGCTCATTACCAATAGATTTAGATACAAGATACTCTTTAGCAAGTACAAAACAATATATTGCGACTAGAATATGTAAAATACTAAATATAAATAAAACACAAGTTCACAGACAGCCACAAGTATATCAATGGATTGATAAAATAGAAAGTCATAGCGAATATAGGAATTTAATTCAACATATTTGGGTCGCGTAGAGAAATAATCTCATATCTTTTAAAATCATCATTATATTCAATATTTACCATAATTTCTGTAGAGCCTTTTGCTTTCAGCATTTTACTTAATTCAAGTTGCTGAACGCATGCTTTATTTAGTGATTTACCATTTACATCAAACAACTCATAAATGTCTGGAAGAATAGAATCTGGTACTGCTTTTGCATATGTTACTTTTTCTTCTAGTATAGGTTGCTTCTGTAGCGGTTTATCTTCTTGCTTACGTCCATAATAACCAGATTGAATTTGCGCAACACTTTCATTAAGATTAAATGTGAATCTACGTTTTCCCGGCATTTCAGGAATTAAAAATACTTTTGTGAAATCATTTACACCCACAAAACTCTTTAATGAATCAAGAGGTTTAGGATTCATAATTTCCGTTGTAACTCCGCCTAGAAGTCGCACATCAGGAATCCAATGATGTTGAACGAAATCTTTCATATATTCACGTCGTTTACTAAATGTCTGCGTATCAAAAATATTTTGATTTCTCCATACATAAATATCTTCTAGAAGTAAACTATGGGCGATGCCATCAAGAGTTGCAATAAATACTGAACCTTCATATACTTCTGGACTTATGCGCATACGCAGAGTATAACAAATTGGCTGACCTTTATTCATTTCTCGTTCCCGCTTTGACATATTATATTTAATAAATACTGGATTTGATTTTGGAATAAATACTAAAAATCCTGGCTCCGCCTTCGAAGAAGTTGAATTTACAAAAAATGTGCCTTTTTTTAATGGTATTTCGGCATATGTCGCAATAGATCCTGATGTTCCAAAATTAGGTCTATTAGAAGACCCAATTGTAGAATTGATACGTTGAGAAATTACTAAGTCTTTACAACTGCTACTCAAAAATTCAATAGCTCTTGATTTATCAGTATCATTAGTTTTCTTAAAAATAACAGCATGTGTATTACGATGCGAAGATCTCAATGATCCTTGCGCAATCTGCTCTTGTTGATTCATAATTCTATATATATTAAGTAACAAAGGTTTAGACCTTTTAAAAACTAGCATAATTGGGATTTGTTTGTGTATCGTCCGGACCGATAGAACCCATCATTCCTCCGTTCTGAACTAACTCTGTTGCGAATGGCTGAATTGGCTGAGAAGTATCTAACATTTTATTACTGGCGATACCAGAGTTTAATATTATTTTAGAACCTCCATTTATAATACCTGGTCCAAAAGAACGCTCGGGATAACGTAAATTATCTTGAAAGTTCTGAGTACTATATTTTTCATCTTGAGGATCATTTGGAACTACATTATATACATCGTTTATTCTTGCTATAGAATTTGGTATACGAGAATTTGGTGGATTTGGTCCAGAAGGAGAAACTTGTCTAGGAATTGAAATTGGCATAGGCTGTTTTACTAAAGCAGCTGGCGCAGGGACTTCGAACGTCTCTTCACTAGGAGAAAAAACAAATAAATATAAGAATGCTATAATTACAAATACAGTTACTAATGTATTAAAATTATCAAGACCTTTGATATTCATCTAAACTAGTATTTAAAAAGAAAACTGTAGATTAATTAGAAATGGATTCTAAATCGCTTGCACTAAAAGTTCTGGACTTACCATCTGCAAAGGTTGATTTATCTTTGATGAATTTTGAGAGTATTTACCAACTTTCGGTCGATGCTGCCGTAGTTGTGATGAAGAATGTCTCTTCTGCTTCAAAGGCGGAGAATGTTGCTTCACTTGTAGCTGTTGTAAATGAAGTTTTGGACATGGTGAAGATGAAGGCGCTTTCATCAGTTGCTCCAGAGACATCCACGAAGGAGATTGTAGAGAAGTGTGAGAGTCTAAAGAGACTTGTTGATGATGTTGTACCCGTTGTTTTTTCTCGCCTCCATCATTTAAATCCTTCGTTTGTACAGATACTTTCAGTCTTTCTAAGTTGCTTTTCTTTATGTAAGAAGACTTCTTCTGCTGAGGAAGTTGTACCTGCTGTACCTGTTGTGGATAAAATTCCTTCGCCAAAAGACTCGGATGCAAAGAAGCTCTGACTATCAAATCATAACCTTGAATACTATAAGAAGTATCATGAAAAACACAATCATACTCTTCAATAGAAAAAGCATTTTTAGGAATTATTCCATCATATAATTCAACATACTCTTCAGTGCCTACTTTTGTTAGCAATTTATACATTGTAAAATTGTTATTATATAAGAAACCTTTAATGTGTCCAAAGTCATAAATATATAATTTAGTATCAGATTTTATAGGTTCAGACCTCTCTTTATAACTAATTACGTATTTCATATATTTATATTATCTGAAATACTTAAGGCCATATAACAAAAAAGTAAAAAAATTGGTTTAATTGACTTTAAGAACATTTTATAGAAATATATAATGACAAGTGTTCTTATTCTTACGCATAAGGCTGAGGTGAAATCTGCCAAACTAAATGTCGAGAATGGTATCACACTAAAAGATATTCAAAAGTATTTTAAAAAGAGAACAGAGCCTGAAGTTCTAGGTACTTATCAATATAAAACTTTAACACTCTTCTTATTTGGTTTTACAACTGGAAAGGCTGGAACTGAAAATAAACATGAACTTCCTCCTCCTCATGATGCGACTCTTGTGTTTGGAGATATTATGCTAATTGCTTCTAAAGATGAAAATTCATTTGCTGTACCAGCGCCTTTCAAGCCTGAAGATTATGAAGTATTCTATTCAAAAGCATTTGGCGGATTTGATGACCTTGATGATGAAGATGATCTTGACGATGAAGATAATGAGGAGTTGGTAGAGGATGTTGATATAGAAACTGATATTATTGATGAGGTGATTGATGTAGAAGAAGAATTTGATAAACAATCTTATGTTTCTGAAGAAGAACTTGAGATTGTCGTAAAAAAAGAAAAGAAAAAGAAATTACCTATTACAATTAATCAAGTAAGTATTCATCCTGATAAGCAACTGAATGAAAAATCTGAAAAAAATAAACTACGTAATCATGTATTAAATAGTTTGGAAAAACTCTTTGCTAAAGATTTTACTAAAGATGAAATTAATAATCTTGAACAAGAAATTTATATTTCTGCATTAAATAATGCGACCACTAAATATATTATTAAAGATTGGTCAATTAAACTCTTTGAACAACTATATATGAGTAATCTTCGTAAGATTACTAGTAATTTACATTCACACTCATATGTAAAAAATACAGAGCTAATTCAACGTTATAAAAATAAAGAGGTTACATTTAAAGATATTAGTCAAATGGACCATTATACACTATTTGAATCAAAGTGGAAAGAACGTATTGAACATCAAAAGAATATTGAGATGCGACAACTCGAGGGTAATAAGTCAATGGCGACAGAGCAGTTCTTATGTACTCGATGCTTCAAGCGTGAATGTACGTATTATGAAATGCAGACTCGCTCTGCTGATGAGCCTATGACAATTTTCATCAACTGTTTGAATTGCGGAAAGAACTGGAGACAATAAACAAAAATATCTTTAGAAATGAATACTTTTACTGAACCCGAAACGAAAGGTCAGAAGGTTCCTACGGTAGAAATTCCAATTAAACTTGTTGGAGCCAAAGGTACAAACCCAATTCCTATGTTAGAAAAACTCTGGGATTTTTATTCTGTTAAGGGAATTAAAACAGTTTTTATTTCACTGGGCACCTCAAGTAGCCCTCTTGCTGAATTAGAAATTGCAGAAACTCTTGGATGCCCTATAAATATAGTTGAATATGATTCTACTAAACTAGAGTTATGGAATAAAACAAGTACTATCTTAAAAGCACGTAAGATTTCTGAAGAAACTACTTGTGATTTTACAAATGAAGTTGTAAATAAGTGGGTTTTACCAAAGAATCTACGTATTACAAATAAGTTACCACATTTTTATAATGGAAGCATCGAGTTGTCTGGCAATCTTATTGAAACTATTCAGTTAAATCAATATGTTGAGTGTATATGTTCTAATATGAACATTTCTCAAGATAATGCTCGTGTTGATATACTAAATATTCAGTTAGGTAATGAACTAGAGCAATCTGTATTACTAGCATTTTTAAATAATTGCTATCGTCCTGGTTTAATAATTGTGAACTATACACACAAACCAGATTCTCATTTACTATCTACTATGGTTGCGGGCCATTTACAAAATGTAGGATATATGCTTATTGGAAAGGAAGATTCTAAATTTTTATATGTGTATAACGATAAAAATGTATATGAATTCTGTAGTTATGAAACAAAAGATATTGATAATCCTCTTATTTATGAATTCTTAAAATCTTCAGGTTATTATTCTTCTAAAAAATAGGTATGACATCTAGATTTGAAAAACAAATTAGTATCCCCGAGTTTAATAATAAAATTAATCCCGGAGATAATTTTTATCTACATATTAATGATAAGTGGTTAAAAACTACAGAAATTCCTAAGAATTCTTCATCTTATAGTGTAAATGAAGAAATTGAAGATGTTATAGAAAATGATTTATATAGTATTATTGATAAATGCTATAATTCTGTAAATAAAGGTGAAAAACTAAATTCATTAGAAGATAATATTGGAAGATTCGCTCTTTCTTCATTTAGAGAATCCGTTCAGAAAAATAGTATTAGTGCATTAAAAAAAAATATTCAAACACTAAACTGTATTCGCTCTATTGAAGATATTGGAGATACTCTAGGATATTTTTGTAAAAACAATATTGATACAATTTTATCAACATATTTACAACTTGAAAGAACTAAAAATGATAAATCAATATATACATTATATTTATCATCAAGTACACTTGGATTACCAGATGTAACATATTATAAAGCAACAGCACCAGGTAAAATTAAAACTTTAATTTCATATATTCAAATGGTTAAACAAGCATGTAAACTGCTAGAAATTGACGATATAAGTGATGTTATATCATCAGAATCATATTATTCAGCATATATTGATAAATTTGAGAATGAACAAAGTATTTTAATAAAAGGAATTAATCTGGAAAAGATGTTTCATATAATTCCATGGAACAATTTTTTTACTTCTTATGGCATAGATAACTGGAAGAAAAAATCATATAGATTACAATCAAAAAAATATTTTGATATACTACAAAAATCATTAATAGATATACCGTTAGAGCAATTTAAAAAATTATTTAAATTACATTTAATATTAAGTGCCTTATTAATTCTTCCTAGTCCATACAATACTTTATATTTTGATTTCTATCAAAATAAATTAAAAGGTCAAAAAGAAAAATATTCTCAAAAACATTTAACACTTGTTTTAATAAAAAAACATCTATCAATACCTCTTTCAATATTATATAGAAAAGAGTTTTTAGAAAATTCTTTAAAAAAAAATACAACAAAATTTATTGAAAAAATTAGAAGCTCTGCGTTAAAACAAATTGCTTCAAATTCATGGCTTCAAGAATCAACAAAAAAGATTGCAGCAGAAAAGGTAAAAAATATGACTCTAAGTATTGGATGGCCAGAACAATATTATCCTTTAAATTTACCCAATCTTCAAACAGATAATCTTTTAGAAAATATATATTTATTATGCGCAACATCAACTGCAAATGATATAAAATTACTTAATACAGAATCAGAGCCTGGCACTACATGGGAAGAGCCGGCATTTATGGTAAATGCTTTTTATTACAATGAAATTAATGAGTTTGTTGTACCTGCTGGTTCTTTATTATATCCATTTTATAGTGATAAATTATCTATCGGTTGGAATTATGGTGGATTAGGGGCGGTAATAGGTCATGAAATGGTACATGCGTTTGACGAAAATGGTCGTGATTATGATGAACATGGTCTCTTTAAACAATGGTGGTTACAAATTGATAATAGAAGATATAATAGTTTAATAAAAAGGTTAAAAGAATTATATGGTAATTCAAAAATATATGGAACTCATATAAATGGTAATAAAACAGTTAGTGAGAATTTAGCAGATTTAGGAGGTGTATCTATAGCACTAGAAGCTCTTAAACATGAATTAAAAGAAGTTTCTGAGAAAGAAAGAATAAATGAACTACGGCAATTCTTTATTTCTTATGCGGTTTCTTGGAGAACAAAAGAGGAAAAGAAAAAAGTTTTACAAAGTTTAATTATTGATAAACATTCTCCACCAGAATTTAGAGTAAATAATATTGTAAATCAATTTGATGAATGGTATGAAGTATTTAATGTAGAAGTTGGAAATAAAATGTTTGTTGCGCCAGAAGCCAGAATTCGTGTTTTTTAACATGAATTCTTAAACCAGAATTCGTGTTTTTTAACATGAATTCTTAAGCCAGAATTCGTGTTTTTTAACATGAATTCTTAAGCCAGAATTCGTGTATTTTAAAATCCCCCCCCATATAGAATGAACATTTCTAAATTTCTGCGTAAAAATATGGCGGTTATTCTTTTAATTCTTGTTGTTTCTTCGCTTATGGCTTATATGAATTACCAATCTATGCTTGAAAATAAAGAAGGGTTTTTTGCAACAGATGAACCAGATTTGATAACTAAGATATTTATAGGATTCTTTGTAATAGGTGCTATTTTGTCTTTTATAGGGTTTATTTTTGCTCCTAGCACTTATTAGTTCTCTAATATTTAAAGCAGAATAAAATCACTCAAACGAAACTTCTCATATCTCCCATCAGGCATATGACGCTTTACAATAATAGGTAGTCGGCGCTGCTCTAACTCTAATTTAGCAATATCCAGAACATTTGTAATATGTGCTGGTACTTGAATATAAGGGCGAGCGCCTTGAGCAAGTTGATTTGTGCGCATACCAAGAATCTTAGTCCGCTCAAAGGTGGAAAGGAAAGGCATTGACTTGTGATAAGGGTCGTCTTCAGAAAGAGTAGTTCTTAGTATAATAGAAGGCTGCTCTTCTTCTTCATAATCTAATACACACTCTGGATGAAACTTTAGTAGTGATTCAATAGGATTACTGAAAATAGTATTCTTTTCTTCTTGAACCGCTTCAACATCAACTACCTCTTCTACTTCATCAAACTCTTCAATAACATCAAGTACGTCCTCAATATCTTCATTATCAGCGCCAGATGTTACAAAATTATCGGAATCCATTTTATATATAGTTTATATAATAAATATTCCTTTAATTTTTTACAAAAAATGTAAAAAATTGGATATAAAGTAATTTTACAAATAGTATTAAGAATGGATTCTGTAAGTGAAGTTAAGCGTTATGAGACATTTGATGAAATGAGTTTACCGGATACTCTTTTAAGAGGTGTATTTTCATATGGTTATGAACGACCGTCTAAAATTCAAAGTCTTGCTATTGTTCCTATTATGCAAGGGAATGATGTTCTCGCTCAAGCAAATTCTGGAACTGGTAAAACTGCCAGTTTCTTATGCGGGTCTTTATCTCGCATTGATATTACACTAAATAAACCCCAAATTATGATTCTTGTACCAACCCAAGAACTTGCTAAGCAGATTTATGAAGTAGCTAAGAATATTGGTACATATATGGGACTTAAATGTTTGTGCGCCACAGGTGGCAACGCGATTCGTGAAGATATTGGTCTAATTGAAACTGGTGTTCATCTTGTAGTTGGAACTCCAGGACGTATGTTTGATTTAATGAATCGTGGTAAACTAACAACTGAAAATATTAAATGTTTAATCCTAGATGAGGCAGACCAGATGCTTGAGGACCGTTTCTATAAGCAAGTAATGTGTATTCTAGAGCTTGGTTTTCCTAATACTACGAAAGTTGCGCTTTTCAGTGCGACTATGCCTAAGGAAGTACTAGAAGTTGCTGCCAAGTTGCTACAGAACCCTGTAAAAATTCTAATTCCCGCAGAGCAAGTTTCTCTTGAAGGTATTAAGCAGTTTAAGGTTGAGCTTGACCGTGAAGAGCATAAATATGAAGTTCTCTGTGATATTTACAAGCAGTTGAATATTAATCAAGCACTAATTTATTGTAATACTCGTAAGCGTGCCGAGTGGCTAGCAGAAAAACTTTCTGCTGATGGTTATCCTCTTTTATGTATTCATGGTGAAATGGAAAATAATGAACGTCGTAAGCGTATGGAAGACTTTAGAAGCGGTAAAGTGCGTGTATTAATTGCGACCGACCTTCTTGCTCGCGGCATTGACGTCCAGCATGTAAGTCTTGTAATGAATTTTGAACTACCTATGAATCGTGAGAATTACATTCATCGCATTGGTCGTTCTGGTCGTTTTGGCAGAAAGGGCGTATCAATTAATCTTCTTTCACCCAATGAAAAAAGAATGAAAGAAGAAATTGAAACATATTATACCATCAATATGGAGGAGTTGCCATTTGATTTAGCAACACTTACTCTTAGTTAAACTTAGTCAGTCCCAATGGGAGTATGGTTATCACGTATTATATTATGACGGCATGTTGGGCAATTTAAATGTCTATTAAACCATGTTGAAATACATCTATCATGAAACATATGATTACAATGATTAATTTTTCGTACTTGTGTGCCTTCTAGAGTTAGAGAATCTTGACAAATAGCACATAATTCATTTGTGTTTGTTAGATTTACAATACTTGTTGCAGCATTGATTTGTGCTTGCGTAGGAGGAATAATCATTGTAGGAAGAGGTGTTCTGAGCCAATTTGACAATAGTGATGTTAATGTATCATTATCATTACTATTCATTATATCTTCTATATTAAATGTTATATGAATATTATCTGTTTGTGCTGATGAAGGAATAGAAGATACTGCTCTATTAAGAGGTTGTACTGCTGCTCTTGTAAATGTTCTTATATGATTTCTACGAGCATTTGTAAAGAGGTCTGTATGATTACGAACTTGATTACGAAGATAATTGATTAGATCAGGTACTGTTCGAAATTGATTGGGGTTTCCATATAGAATCTCTGGAAAATAGTTGTGAAGGTCGTCAAAGATACGAACATTATAATGTTCTTGATAATTACTCATTTTAGGAATAGTATATATATATGTTTGTTAATATTTTAATTTTTTTCATTTTTACCATAAATTAAAAAAATTAAAAATATATTATATAAATATTACGTATCAAACAAGATGTCAAATATTCTTGGTACAGGTGGTATTGTAAATGTTGGATTCACATGTTATGCAAATGCTGTTATTCAAGCATTTCGTAACTGCGTAAAGATTGATGAAATCTTTAAAGAAGGAAATTATGATAAAATTCTAAAGAATAACTGTAAATATAATGAATTTACAAAACAATTCGCAAATATGATTCAAACACTTTCAACAATTGGTTCTAATTCTTCAATGAGACCTATGGGATTTTGGCGGACATTTCATGACGCTGTCCAAGATTCTTGTTTTGAACATCTTCAAACTCGTCAGCCACATGACGCACATGAGTTTCTAATGTTTCTTCTAGATTCATTACATGAATCTCTTTCTAAAAAAGTTATTATGAATATTACAAAATGCGAACTAACATCTGAGCGTCAGAAAAGTCATCAGAAATCACTAGAAGCATGGAAAGATAATTTTGAAAAGAATCATTCGCCATTTGTAGATTTATTCTTTGGCCTTTTCCATATTCAGATTATCTGCTCTAACTGTAAAAATGTATCTCATAAGTTTGAAACATTTAATACTATTAAAGGGATTCTTCCTGAAGGTAATGAAAAACCAACTTTACTTGAATGTTTAGAAGGAGAGTTGAATGACGAGGCTATCAGCGACTATGAATGTGAGAAATGTAAGCCGAAAAGAACAACCGCAGTTCGCAGAACTCGTGTTTGGAGACTTCCTAAAAATCTTATTGTTGTGCTAAAACGTTTTACATATGATGGCCGAAAAATTCATACTCCGATTCAAGAGATTTCAAATACAGTAAATTTAAATTCACTATATTCGAACCTATCACCACATAAAAAAGAGTCTACATTTCATTTGAATAGTATTGTTGACCACCATGGCTCAGCATCTGGTGGCCATTACACCGCTCAGAGCCTAAATAGAGCGGAGAAAAAATGGTTTCTATATGACGACCAGAGCGTACATCCTATTGGTACACCAACATCTGGGGAAAGCACGTATATTATATTTCTTGAGAAGACATAGAATGCCATCTCCTCGCTGTACGTTAGATCGCTGGACTTCTGGCTCTGGCTCTTCTTATACGCCTAAAACGAGTGAAGCAAAAGAAATGGAAGATAAGTTGAAGAAAATGATTGCTGAACGAGATAAAGTCGATACTATGTTGCAACATCAACTTGAATCAGTTGATTCTAAACCTTCTAAATAACAGTGCTTAGAATACCATCCACCATTTCCATTCTGCATATCAAGTATTAATTTAAAAGTATAATCGTATTGTTTTGCAACATTATACATATCATATTTTTTAACAGCATGTTCACGAATATATTGTCTATCAAATTTTCCATCGAGGGCCATTTGTATGCCATAACAATAATCAGCAAGTGTATGACATCTTAAACCTGTTTTAAATTGCTCTATTGTTTCTGTAAAAGCACCAAAATCAGTACTAAGTACAGGTGTTCCACATAGTTGCGCTTCTACAGCAGAGCCGCCAAATGGCTCTATATACTGTGAAGGTGCTAATAATACAAGTAAATTACTTAAGAATTCTGCCCTTTCACTACCAGATAATGCTGGTTTAATTATAAGGTTTGGTAGTGGAATATTAAATGTAAGATCGCCTTGTCCACGCAAAATGAAATTAATATGAGGAAAACATTTAGCAATACTATATATAACATTCATTCCTTTATTTACTATTAATCTTCCAAAAAAACCTATTGTTTTTTTATCAGGATTTAAATTTAATGGCCATTCAATAATGTTATAGTAATTTGGCACGACAAACCAATAATTATCTCCCAGTACAGATTTAGGTTCTTGTTCTGCTAACCCTGTGTGCATATGTGAATAACTTTCATATATACGATATTTGTGAAATGAACTATAATAACCTATTCCAGATTCTACAAATAATACATCCAACCCATCCAAAGCTTCCATGTGTGTTTTACCAAATGGTAGACATACAATATCTGTGGAAGTACTTCTATAATGTTTTCTCAATAGTTTATTTACTCTTCTATTAAATTCTAAATGTATTGGGGAAGCACATACAGATAATTCTCCGTGAATTATATTAGGGTTATTCATTTTCTTATATATTTCTTCATCTGTTAATTTAGGTTGTAAAGTTTTATATGATAAAAATCTCAAATCATTCCATTCCTTTGTAGTGAGTATATCAAAATGTTTATCTGCTCCAGATTCAGAACCTTCATTACCATAATGATATACTTCATATCCACATGATTTCATCATAGGTGAAAATCTTTGTACTTTACCAGTAAATGCACAAGAACTAAAATTACTATTAGTAATTGTATGAGGTATACCAAGAATATGAAGACGAATTTTTGACTTTGGTTTAAATTCATCTTTGATTAAAGAAAATAAATCCATATCTTCAACTGAATCTTTTTTTATTACAAGTAAATTATTATCAAAGTTATTAATAAAACTAGGTATTTGTAATAATGTAAAAGATAAATTTAAATATTTTTTCTTCCATATATTAATTTTATTATTAAATAAATTTATTTCACTATTTTTAATATCTTCTATTATATAATATCCATTTTCTGATAATTTATGAATGCTATTTTCAAAAAAACATACATTTGCATCAAATTCATGTAATCCATCATCAATAATTATATCAAACTCTTCATTTAATTCATCATGTTTCCACATATATTTTATAATATGATGATTTGTTTGATCGCAGAAAAATGTTTTTATTTTATCTGTATTAAATAATATATCACTATCAATATCTGCTCCATATATTTTAGAATTAGTAAAAAATTCTGCCCATCCATATAAAGATGCGCCAGGCTTTCCATCAGCACCCATATTTGAAGGTAAATTTACATTATTCGTGCCTAAACCTAATTCAAATATTCTTAATGTTTTATCTTTAATATTTTTAAAAATACTATAATAAAATGTTGTATAATTATGCCATGATTTTTTTAAATCTATATTACCTTTATCAGAGAGATTTCTTCCCATAATTTCACATAATGGTGTTGGTGCTGTTTCGTCAAAAACATATTCCATTCTTATATTTCAAATATAAAATTGGTTTAACCCCAATAATAATACAGAAAAGGGCAAATAAACATATTTGTAAAACCCTTTTTCCTTATTGCTAAATGAAAATTTACATGCTCTGCACAAACTGGATAATTATAGCCAGAATTATTTTTATAAAATATTTTTGAATCTTTTAAATATAATCCTAAACTACATCCTTGATAATGCGTTTGAGGTTTAGAATCTATAATAGGATATTTAGTATAATGCTCATGTAATTCATCTGTTACATCGGCACTATATCTACAGTCTTTAATAATATCTGCTCTGTAAATTGCAAATCCGCCAAAGGCACTAATGACAGGTATTAATCCTTGTGATATCTCATATTTATGTTGTATATTTGCCATATGAGCGTCTGACCAGAATGTTTCTCCTAAAATTTCTGGTCCATATGGTAACTGCTCACTTCTAAATTCATAACCATCATAATAATGACCGTTTTTCTGTACACCATTCGCAAATAACGCATGAATATCTTTTGGCCATCCACGTATAGTATGAGCTATAATTTGTACATCTGGCATATTATTTATATCTAAATCCATCATAATTACAAAATCATTTTCTGTAAGATTTTTCTTTTCTATCATTTCTAACAACTTGTTACGAGCAAACGCAATTTTATCAATTCTACATCCTTTGTTATCATATGTACGCCCTGGAAAGTTTTTGATAAAAAACTCTTCATCATAATCTTCAAACTTTATATCTAAATAATCCCATACAGATTTTAATTCTGAGAAACTTTTTGTTTTATCTGTACTATTATTTTCATACAAACATACTTCTAGAGTTGGTAACTCAATCTTTAATAAATGTATAAAAGTAAATATTGTTTTAATATTTGCTTCTATATTTCTTATAATTCCTCCAAGTATAATACGCATAGTTTAAATATAGTGTAATATATTTAAACCATATGGTAAAAGAAGATGGCTCGACAGACGCTAAACAATGTCCGTGGTGTACTCGTTGGTGTTTAAAAGATGCTGCGTGTGATTATATATTTGCTTGTGGTCTTGATACACGTCATGGATTTGTAATGGGTGCTGGATGTGGTAAATCATGGTGTTGGGTTTGTGGTAAAAAATATTGTAGTCAATATATTGATGTGAAAACAGGGCAAAAGCTACATAATGCAAAAGATAATCATAATCCATTTTGCTGTAAAGAGGAATCTGGGTTTTCAGAAGAAAGTTACTGTGGCGGTGGACATAACCCTCATTGTGGTAGACGCTGGGACAAGTAATCGCTAGAGCTAGTAACCTAAGAATACATTGCCATAAAGGACTGGTCATTAGAATTTTTTTTCTTTAAGAATAAATCTACATGCTCTCTTTTAAGAACAAATGGTAAACTAAAGTTTGGAATATGGAAAGGCATATCTTTTGAATTGAAGATTCTCAGCATATTAATTTTCTGAACGACTTGCTCAATACAACGCTTGAATTCACGCACGCCGGGTTCATCTTTCGCGTATGTTTCAAGAATGTACTGAACGACCTCTTTTGAGAATGAAACCTTTTCATCCAAATGGACCTCTTTTAGAGCATTCGACACTAAGAATTTCTCAGCAATTGCCAACTTATCTTTTAGATTATATCCTTGGAGTTGAATGACAATCATGCGGTCAAGAAGAATCTTATCAATCTTATTCAAGTCGTTACCGGAGAAAGCAAATAGTACTTTTGATAAATCAATTGGAATTCCACTCAAATACTTATCTTCAAAATCACCATTCTGGACAGGGTCTGTCAAATGGATTAGCATATTTTGTACTTCTTCACCTTTTGGTGTTTGTGAAATCTTATCTAGTTCGTCAAACATAAGAATCATTGACATACTCTTTGCCGTAACAAGTGAATTTACAATCTTACCACAATGACTGCCTTCATATACAAGTTGATGACCTGTGTATGTTGTAGAATCACTATCGCCACCTAGACTGATAAACTGGAAAGGCCAGTCAAGAGCTTTTGCGATACCATTCTTAATGAGCGAAGTTTTGCCAATACCTGGTGGCCCCGACAGTAATAATGATAGACCACGCCCACTTGGGTTTGCCATCTTTGTAGCAATAAATTGTAAAATCTGCATTTTTGCTTCTTCTTGTCCATAAATAGCATCCGCAAGACACTTTTGCGCTCGCATCATAAAGTTTCCACACACTTCTTGACCGTCTTCAATCTTAGCAGGTAGCTCTTTGTAAATACCAATTGGAACACTTGTTAGTTTCTCAAGCCATGCGCGAATCTTGTAATATTCACTACTACTAGGCTCCATCATTTGAAGACTGTTATACTTAGCAAGAACCATGGCTTGAGTATCTGGTGGTAGATTCATTGTAAGAATCTTAAACATAAGAGATTGTTGAGAATTTGCTGGCTTACGCTCAAGAGCACTAATCATTTGATTCTGTTTATCTGAAGCAAGACCTTTGAATTGGTCAATTTGGTCATCAATCGTATTTTGTTCATTTGGTTTCCTAATTAGTTTTACAAACTTATTTACTTGCTCAGATTCTTTCTTAAGATTGTGACGTTTTGGCACCATTGGGTCTTCCATTCCAAAAGAACCTAGGCTAATTCGAATACCAGGAAGTTTTTCTTCTTCCATTTCTTCATCTTCTACATCACCCATTTCTTCATCTTCTTCTTCATTCTCTGCATCATAATCTTCATCATCAGATTCTTCCTCCTCTTCTTCTTCTTCAATTGCTTTCTTAATTTTCTTGGTTGCTTTCTTAGCTGCCTTTCGTTGTACAGGCTTCTTAGGTTTTTCATCTACATCTGATTCTGACTCTGAAGCAGATGTATTATCTTCTTCATAATCAATTAAATCACGAATATTTCCATAACTATCGATACTATCGTCATCATCGTCTTTGTTATGGGGAATGGATTTTTTAGGGGCGAGACTCTTCTTTCGGGGTGTTTTCTTTTCTAGGGAGTTCTTGGAATTCTTCGTCTTGCCAGCCATTCTGCCTTCGCGTTGGATTTTTGAATTCATTATTTCTAAGAATAAATTCAAAAATATTTTTAATCAATTTTATGATTTTATAACATTATACCTAATGGCGCATGTTGTTCTTCTGACTCTTGCGACTCTTGCGACTCTTACTACTCTTGCGACCTTTACGCGCTGTTAGCGCACGGATTGAATTATCACCGGCCTTCGCGAAACGAGAGCCGACTTTACCCACGGCATTTACAGTGTTACCCGCAATCTTACCCGCAGTGCGGCTAACTCTACGTACGGAATTACCGGTAGCACCAATAACGGCTTTTACAGGGTAAAAAAGTCTTGATAATAAAGGTAAGCTGCGACTGCGACTACTGCGGCTTCTTCTAGGTCTAGGCATTCTATATATGTTTTATATTTTTTTATGGGGGTGTAGGTACAAAGTTCGCATTATTACTTATAATTGCCCTATATAATCCACGAGTTCCATTCACGCCATCATATGGCCCAGTGCCACCATCACTATCAGGGAACATTCTAGATGGATTTCCTGCGAATGCTGTCAATACAGAATTTGCCGCAGTAACTAAATCATTTGCGGCAGTCTGCTGGGCTATAAATGCTGCGTATGCCGGGCCAGTATCTGATGTTGGCTGAAATAATGCAAGACTGGGAGAGGCAACTTGTGTAACTTGCGCTTGTGCCGCAGTTCTAAAACCTATTAATTTATCACCAAATGCCTGTAAAGCATCTAACAGATTTGCCGTACTTGTTATATTTAAGACACTTCCACTTGCTGCTGCAGGGACTACACCACCAACAGCGCCACCTGATATTGCTCTCGGTGCTGGTGCCGGTGATACCGGTGTTGGAATAAATATGGCGCTGTTACCGTATATTGCTCTATAGATTCCACCCCCTGGAATACCGTTGACTAATGCTGAGGATACAGGACGTGTATTATAAAATGCATCATAAACACTATTTGCAGAAGTTAATAAATTATCTGCAGAACTCTTTTGAGCTAAAAGAAGAGCGTATAAACTGCCTGCTGTTACAGGTGTCGTTGGTAATCCATCTGGCACTTCAAATGTTTCGACATCTGTTACGGCAGTTTCTTTGAAAGCGTAAACTGCGTCACCAAATGACTGTAAAGAATCCCGTAATGATACTGTATCAATAGTATATATATTTAATCCAGAACCTGGTGTTGGTGCTGGAGATGGATTTGTTCCAGACTGACCACCTTGCATTTGTGTGACAGCAATCGGGTTATAATTTTCATCCTTACGTCCACCTCTTTTAATTCTCTTTGTTTTTACACTTCTTTTTATGTGCTTTCTTGATTTTGCCATCTATTAAATACCTTTTAAATAATCCTGAATATTTAACAACAGAAATTTTGATTTAACTGAAATACTTTTATATAGTTGTCTATTATTTTGAATATTATCAACAACATCATTTACAGGTACTAGTAAATTCTTTCGAATTTCAACAAAGAAAGCCTCTTTTCTATGCCGTAGCACCTTTGTAATTCTTAGTAAACAATCAATGTATTCATCATTTAATACTGTTTTATTTTCTAACTTTCCTTGAATTAGTAGTTGCTGAATAATTTTATTATAAATAGTAATTAATTTACTGGAAGATAGGATTCGTAAAGATGTTAGCTCTGAAAGAAACTGGCTATAACCTTGCCTATATTTCTTTTCACGATTCTTAATAACAAAAGCATCATAGTCCATTTTACTTTCATCATCGCATTCTTCAAAAATTCCTAAATAATTTTCATGAAGTTTATTCATTTCATCAATAATAATTGGAAAATCTTTTGAGATTTCTCCTAGAAGTTTTGCATAAAGAGGACAGAATATTTCTTCACTTGCCGCTTTCTTGAATACCATATTCATAAATTCTTTTACAAAACTTTCAATATTCTCTTTTTCAGAACTAGATACTTCATTACTATTTCCAAGAATTTGATATAAAAACTCTCGAATCTCATCATATGTTGATGCACTAAATTTATTTAGTTTTGAAAGAATAATAGTATTTAAAATTGTATCTTTTACTTGCGCTTCACTATTTTTGTATTTGCTTACATATTTTGTAAAAGATGGTGTTGTTTGGGGTGTCTTCACTTGTGGTTGGGGAGATGATCCGCCACGACTTGCAATTGAATCGGAAGAAGCAGTCTTTTTAAGAGGAGAAGACAATGAGGGAATACTTTGAAATGAGTCATTTCGGAAACCTCTTCGTTGGATATATAATTCTGGTTTTTTCTCAGCATTTCTCCAATTTGGAGAAACAGGGTTTGAATCCAATAATCCAGATAAATTCTGAATTTTCTTTATAGTTTCCTCTGAAGGTTTCTGAACCGTAAGTTCATATGAAAGTAACTCATTAAAAATACCCTTTTTAGATTGACTCATATTTTTACCTATATATGTTATACGTTCATGGTTTAGACCATAATTCCGGCTCTAAAAAAAAGAAGAGCAGAGCAGAGGAGCGGTTATAAACGGTATTTATAAATATTTTTAATTATTATGAGTATTTTAAATGATTCTGGACTAAACAACATTAATGAAAATTTAAATTTACAAACATTTTATGCTAAAAATATAGTTGAAAACCTATTAACAAAAAATAGTTCTTTTCCTTGTATAAAAACACTTATTAACAATCAAAATGTTATATCTAATCTAAGAGATTTAAGTGAAATAGATTCTAAAAACATTGATAATACTTTAAAAAGTATTGTAGAATGTGAAAAGAAACTCGAATTTTTTTATGAAGGAAAAAATAGTTTAGAAAATCTTGAAGAAGATACATTCGGACAACTTATTTTTCAACATAGTGAACTGAAAGTATTTAACACATTTCCATTTTTACTTTTAATTATTTCTTATATAAAAATATATTTTATACCAATTGTATCTGTTGTACTACCAGTATTAATGTATTTTTTACCATATTTAATTATTAAATATGTATGGAACATGCCAATGACATATGAAATGTATCAAACAATCATGGGTAAAATGTGGTCTTTTTCTCTTGATAACACTTCGCTCGAAAAAATACTTCAAAATGCGTTTACTGTGTTCACATTCGCCCAATCAATGTATCAACCTATTCAAAATGCTCTACATTTAAATAAAATTAATACAACTATAAATGACCTTGGTAAATATCTATATGATTATTCTATGCATATAACGAATCTAAAAACTATACTTGATACAAATAATATTAAGTTTAAACTTTTTGATGCTCTTAATACATTTTGTAATTCAATGGATTATAGAAAGAATTTTTCATATGTATTAGAAAATCCTTTATATTTAACGCTTGTATCTAATAATGTTTCTTTATTTGAAGTATTATATACCATATCAAAGAATAGTGATTTTAAGAAAGTAAATTTGTATTCTTCTAAAGATCCATATTTAAAAATAGTAAACTGTTATGATATTAACTTAAGTAAAGACAAAAGAGTCGGCTCAGATTTTCATATTAATTCTGATTCAAAACACTTTTTATTAAGCGGCCCTAATGGTGGTGGTAAATCATCTTTTTTAAGAGGACTCTTACAAACTATATTATTTTCACAAGGTTTTGGATATGCTATCGGCGATTCGATTGACTATAGCCCATTTGATTATATATTTTCAGGCTTACATATTCAAGATATTCCAGGTCAAAAATCACTATTTGAAAAGGAAGTATGCTTTGCTCGTGACGTATTATATTATAATAATCCTGCGTATAAGGGTTTAGTATTATTTGATGAAATATTTCACTCTACTAATCCTCCCGATGGAATACGAACTGCAAATGAGTTTTTAAATAAACTGTATACATACGACCATATAGCAAGTATTATTAGTACACATGTATTTGAAATTATTGAAAACTCGCCACAATTTGTAAAGAAAATTTGTGTAAAAGCACACCGAGAAGAAAATGTATTAATCTACGATTACAAACTTTCAGAAGGTATTTGTAAAGAAAGTAGTGTAACAGAAATATGGGCTAAAGTTTATGATTCTGCGGATCAATAATTTTCTATATTTATATTTACTAAAAAGAATGACTTTCCTAAGTGAATCTTTAACTATTGGCTTACTTCTTACACTTGTGTTTGGCGCTTTATTCTTTTATGTCTACTCACGTGTATCCTATGTTGAGAAACGTGTTGGACTTATTGAAAATATTTTAATTGATATCAAAATGAATCAAGAACAGCAACCTATAAATATTCTACCGCATGTTCCTCCGAGTATGACTTTCCGTAATGTTTCTACCGGTTCATCTCAACCAACATATGAATTTGAAATTTTGGAGAAACAACCATCTGACGAAGAGATATACACAAATGTTCTTGAAGAGGCACATAGTAACACTGATCTGAGTAATAGTGAAGTAACTGAGCTGTCTGGCAATGATGTTTCTGGTTATGAGCCTCTAACTGAGACATTAAGTGAATCTCTTCCTAAACTATCGGTTAACTATGAAGCAATGACAAAAGAGGAACTAACTGAAATTGCTAAAAAGAAGGGTATTCGCATTAGTAATAGACCCGGCCGTGAAAAGTTACTTCAACTGATAAAAAGCTCTGAAGATATGAATAATGAAGTTAGTTTATAAATTTCGCACTAGGCACTAGAGACAATGGATAGGAATCAATTTAGAAAAATTACAAATCCAAATCACTATTCAAACTACAAAAATGTAAATGTAGATGCTAAACAATTTTCAATTCCAAATGATTCTGCTCCAGATAATCGTTACGAAGGATGGGTTGCACAAATGTCTGATGGAAGATTGGCAACAGATTATGAAAATCACTGTAGTAAAAATATTCCAGTAGGGCAACAATATCCCACAAAGTCTTGGTTACAAAATAATGGTGAAAAGGTTATTGAATTTTCTCGTAAGAATCAGTTTCCTGTTACAAAAGCTCTAGATTCTAGTGTAGTCCCTCCTCCAGCAGAGCTGTTAACAACTGAAAAATACGAATCCGTTTTAAAACCTACGAACCATCCTCTTGGAATTGGGATTGAACGTGTAAATAATACTACACCAAATCTCTTTGGAACATTTTCTCAGACTACATTTCAAGATAAGCCACAAAACTCTAGAGTAACAAAGCATTTTGAAGGTGGTCGCAATACACCTCGTGGGACTTATAGTAATATTCAAAATGTGTATCACCTAAATAAAAAACAAGAATACTAATTAATGATTGTTATATGCTTCGATATTGGGATTAAAAATCTCGCATGGTGTTCATATAATTCTGACAACAAAAAGATTTTGGGTTGGCAGAATTATGATTTAATTAACGACGGCGATGTTGCTGATATAAAAGAATTATACAAATGTTCTAGTTCATGTAATAAGAATGCTGTGTATACAAATGATGATAAATTCTACTGTACTAAACATAGTATAAAACCTATTTTTAAAGATTTATCTGGTAATATAGTAAAAAAAATGCCAAGTGTTTCTGTATTAAAAGAAATTACAAAACAAACTGGAAAGAAAGAAGAACTTATAATATATATAAAAAAGAATTATTCTTTATTAATTGATAAGAAGAAAGCAGTAAAAAAAGCATTTAATATTGAAGCACTTCATGATTCTATCAGAAAATTTGTAATTGATAATAAAGAATATTTTTCGAAGGCGCAGCATATCGGTTTAGAAAATCAACCAGTCTTAATAAACCCGACAATGAAAACAGTTCAAGTATTATTATACGCAACACTACGTGATATTCTTCAACCTAATCCGCCAAAGATGCATTTAATTCATGCTCTTAAGAAAGTAAAAGATAAAGAATCTGGTGAAGCTGGTTATAAAGACCGTAAGAAAGCATCAATTGAACGAGCAAATGATTTTTTAAAAAAGAATACTCAAGACCCTATTTTGGTAAAAATGTTTGAAAATTCTGTTAAAAAGGCTGATTTATCCGATGCTCTTTCTATGTGTTTAGATTCATCATTTTAACATATCCGGCTTTAATGCAGATGCGGAAATAAGCTATATAAAAAGAAAGGTCACAATTCAAGAAGAATGAGCGTCACACTACGAGACATGGAGAATGAAGTTCGTTCAATGAATATTGGTGGTCTCGGCTCTAGTAATGATATATCTATTTCTAATGATTTAGGAAATGTGATTGAACTGAATGATATTAATGATTCACTTGGTCTGAATATGCTAACAAATATCAAAATGAATTCTGAGCCTTCGAATAATAGATCACCAGGTATTGGATTGTCTGAGGTTGATGTAACTAACTTTGATTCTGGGCCTTCTATTTCAATTAATGATATGAGTATGCCCCCATTCAGTGCCGAGATTAGAAAAGAACCTGCGAATGACTATTCAAATATGCAAACTTCTTCTGCTCCTTCTATTCATCTTGAGCAGCCTACATCTCGTGTGTTAAACGAAAACGAGAAAAAAGAAAAGATGGAATATATTAACAAGCTACAGCGTCTAGAGCAGAAAGGATTCACTGTATCACGCCGTTACACTATGGATAACTCGCTAGATGAGGTACGTGATGAATACAACAGACTTCTAGATGCTCGTAACTTAGAGGCGAGTCTTCGTTTCCAACGCCAGGCTCTCATGGGTATTGTTACTGGTTTAGAATGGGCGAATGGTAAGTTTGACCCTTTTGATCTAAAACTCGATGGATGGAGTGAGTCAGTTCACGAGAATGTAGAGGATTTCGATGATATTTTTGAGGAGCTCTATGACAAGTACAAGGAGCGTGGAAAGATGCCCCCTGAGGCCCGCTTAATGATGACGCTCGCCGGTTCTGGATTTATGTGTCACGTTGGTAATACCTTCTTACGTTCTCGCATGCCAAATGTAGACGATGTGTTACGTAATAATCCTGAGATTGCCCGCCAAGTTGCTGGCGCAGCTGCATCTGCCGCTGGCCCTGGCTTTGGCAACTTCATGAATATGGCGATGAATTCTAGCCGTGGTCAGAGTAGTGCCGCAGTTCCAACACAAGCGTCTCAACAAATGTTTAATGCGCCACCCAATTCTCCTCAGAACATTGCTGCATCAGAAGGACCTAGTCAATCAGTTCGTCGCGAAATGAGAGGCCCTACCGGCGTTGATGATATTCTAAAGACATTTGAGGATGCTCGTAAGAATGATGTATATATGATGCCTGAATCTGTGTCTTCTATGAACCAACCCGCAGTTGCGGCAGCGGTAGAGTTACAGAGTCTACATTCTGAGGATGTAATGTCTCAAGCTTCAACAAGAACAGGACGTGGCGGAGGCCGCCGTCGTCGTGCGCCAGTAGGTAATGAAATTAGCTTGAGTGTTTAAAATCGACCCATCACATTGGAGTATGCCACAGTGATTTGATTTTGTAAATTTTGACCGATTGGTACTTTCACTTCTTCTTCTTTTCTTGTACGCTCCAATTTCTCTGTTAGTCTTTTATGAATATCAGTTTCTTCTGGTGTTAGGCCAGTATAGATGGGCCCAGTTTTTTTATCATCTTTCTTTACTTCTTCAACCTTTTTATCTTCGATAGAAGGTTTGAATAAATATAAGGCACTTGTATCATTGAATAAGTAGCCAACTAATAAAATAAAAACTATAGCCATAAAAGCTGAAGATATAATATTACGAGTACCAATAAAAAATACGACAAAGATTAACAATCGGCGAAACCATGGCTCTTGAAAAAATTTATCCTGCTCCGGAGTTAATCCAGTTGCTAAATGTCTGCCACCTAAATTTAATATTAACATCATTGAACCAATAAAATATGGATTGGAATTTAATGATCCTATTATAGATTCAATTGGATTTTCTGTTACTGTTTGTTGTGTAGGAAATGGAAAAGACATCTAATAAAAAGTTATGTTATATTTCCTTGTAAAGTAAAAGTTGTAAATCCATAAAGTAAAAGAAAAGAGCAAAACCCATCATTATTGATAAACTCTGGCACCAAAGGCTTCCAAACACAAAAACAGTTAATAAGAATAGTCTCCACAGTGGGTAAAAATACAGTACAACCAATTTGTGAGGATAATGTGTATCTATTTTAAAACCTTCTACAACATTCCATCCAAAGAAAAATACTGTAAAAAATAATCTTGCTGCTGATTCAATATCCATCTAATATTTATATCTTTTATGTGCCTGGTGCTATTGTTGTAACATTTTCACTATCTACTTCTGATTCACAGACCCCTAATATAAGCTCATCCCACCATGGGCGACTACAGTTGACAGTTTTCTTTGTTTGATTTTGAAATGCCTCTCTAAAACCGGGAGTAAAACTTATATATAAGACTACAAGTATTGCGAATAGCATAGCATGTATATATGAAACGTATTCACAAATTGCTAAAGCAGTTCCAAATAGTATTACTCTAAGTAAAATGTTGTTACCATAATATTTATATGTATCGGGTATTTGATTTACATAAACAATTGCTGTCATTAATACAATATATAATACAATATGTATTGGGGTCATAAACTTAACATATAAATCAGAAACATGGGTTTTGATTGAAGCGACCATTCTACTTTCAAGGAGAACTTATTGTAATAAGATTTCTCTATTTTTCTCAGGAGCGGCAATGGACTATTGTCTTTTAGAAGATGCCTTTAAAGGCGAAACAATTGGATGTAAAGACAATGTTGGAACTGAAAAAGCCCACAAACATGAAAGAAAGAAGATAAAAAAGAATAGAGATTACTTTAAAAGCGTAGACCCAACTTTCAATCCTCAACCGATTGATGCAAACTGTCCGGCAGTGAAAGAGTATTCGGAAGCCTTTCAAAATATTACAAATACCCCAACACCGACTATTCCTAAAGAACTAGGTCCTAAACTGCCATCATATTTCCTAGATGGAGGCGATGATGACGATACTAATGAGGGATTTACAAGTAGTTTTAGTAAAATTGAAGATACTACAGGATTTGATAAGGCAGGTAATAGCGTCTTACCAACACCGTCAGTAAGTGATACATGGAAACCTCTAACACCGTCGACCGCCAATACAGCATACTTTGATAGTTTGCCTACACCAGGTGGAACATATCCTATATGGAATACTGTTAAGCCTGAGATGAAACCTAGAGAATTAAAGGATGATTTGAAGAAAGATACATCAAGCAACAACGCACTGCAAAAAAAGATTGATGAATTAATGAAACGTTTAGATGAATTAGAAAAACAACATAATTATAAACCAAATAACCAACAAGAGATTCTTGCGTTTGTTGGTACTGGTATCTTTGTTATTTTCTCATTGAGTTTGCTAAAGTGTTAGAGAGTTTTCTTGTTTTACTGCCCCCTTTTGTTCTTTTTAATTTTCTGTACTCATCTGATGTTATTTTCTGGTCTAATATTGGCATATTTTTTCCTCTGTTGTATATACCTCGTTTATATGTTGAACCTTTTGGATTAAAAAATACTTGTTTGCTTCTCCATTCTTTATCAAATATACCTTTTTGAAAGAAACCCTTTTTTTTAAGATGTTGTTCTCCAGTAATCGCTGCTTTTTGTGCAGTAGTTTGTAGGACTTTTGTATGATCTCTGAATTTTCTAAAAACAGATGTTAATTTATCTTGTTGGTCTTGACTCGAAATATATTTTGGGTCAAGAGCATTTAATACCTTTTTTGTTAACTCTTTATTTTCATCAGTCGCCATTATCTAGTAATCCGTAAGTTCTTTTTTAGGATCACTAAATGCTGCTAATTATTCAGGGTTCTTAAGTTCTTCTGTAGAGTCCATAACTGCTTTTAACTGTTCTAATGTTACATCTTTTGCGGCCTCAAGCTTCTCTATTAATGCTAAAGCACTATCATAATCTTTACCAACAAGCTTATCTAATTTTCTTTTTAATTCTGCTACCTTAATTTCCAATAATTTTGCATATTCTTCTGCCGCTTTTTCTGCTTCTTCACTTGACTTAATAACCACACCAGTTGGTGAATCATTTGTTAGACTCCATTCTCTGAAAACTTCAACTATGTTTGAGATATCATCGGGACCAGCACCATATACTTCATATGCTACTAATCCACGAGATTCTGGACCAGGTCCCACAAATTGGCCTATTGTAGCTCTTGATTTTGAATCTTTACCAATAATTGTTGTAATAAATGGAGAAAATGATATAGATTTATTTAGACGTTCAAAATTAACCTCTACAATCAAACCGGGAGCTTTAAAGCCAGCTGGATAACTGCTAATATGTTTAGGTGGAAACATAGGTTTGCCATTAGCGTTCAAATAATTGCGACTTTTCATACTATTTGACAATGCTCCTCTACGTGTTCTCGCATTTCTTGCTAAATTGTTAGCCTTTTTTGTTTTACCTTTTGCCATTCGTGCCGCAGTTGCGCCAACGCCTAGTCCTGCTGCCGCACCTAGGGCAGCGTTTTTTTTGCTAGAAATACCAATTTTGCCATTTTCGTTAGAGCCAGTATTATTATTAGCAGCCGCAGCCGCAGCCTCAGCCGAAGCCTCAGCATCAGCCTCAGCATCAGCCGCAGCCTGAGCTGCAGCCTCAGCATCAGCCGCAGCCTGAGCATCAGCCGCAGCCTGAGCTGCAGCCTCAGCATCAGCCGCAGCATCAGCATCAGCCGCAGCATCAGCCGCAGCCGCTTTTCTAGCATTAGCTGCTGCTTTAGCATTAGCTGCTGCTTGAGCAGCTGCTGCTGCTTGAGCAGCTGCTGATAAATCGAGTGGGGTTTTCTTTGGTTGGTTAGAATTTCTTCTACCTCTTGATGGGTTAGGACCTCCTCTTGATGGTTTAGGACCACCTTTTGATGGGTTAGGACCTCCTCTTGATGGTTTAGGACCTCCTCTTGATGGTTTAGGACCTCCTCTTGATGGTTTAGGACCTCCTCTTGATGGTTTAGGACCTCCTCTTGATGGTTTAGGACCTCCTCTTGATGGTTTAGGACCTTTCTTTGTAGCGCCTCTGCCTGGTTTTGGCATTTACCTATTTAATCCCAAGAAACTTTTTCCTAGCAGCTTTATTAACTTGCTCTTCATCAGTTGCCATCATTTTTATATATGACTCATCTAACTCTACTTTAGCCTCTTTTGGTACACCATTTTCAGTATATTTTATTGTAGATATTACTTTTTTCGGCTCCTCTGTATCAATTTGTATAGATTCAATGCTTGTAATTAATCTAGAATCCCCAATTATTTTATGTTCAGAGTCGGAGTCACCTTTTTTTTCATACTTGCGAAGCGCTCTTTTATATAATGAATCTAATGTAGTTTTCATAGAGCTGCATTCTGCCTTTGTTAATAATGAAACATCATCAAAGCATTTAAAATATGCTAAATTAAATAAGAATTTAGGTATTTCGTCTCCAGGCTCTAAATGTAAATCTTTCACTAATTTTTCTTCACCCATTTTGTATTTACCATTTAACCAATCATCATATATCTTATCAGTTTTGTTATTTACATAAGGTATTCGCATTCTATATTTATTACCTTGTAAATCAATATTAATAGTTTGTATATCTTCATCAATGAGAGATATTACAGCTATATGGTTTTTTAAAGTAAATTTATATTCTGTTATTGGGCGAGGTTCATCTTCACCATCGCTAATATTTATAGGAAGTATATCACTAGGATTACCTCTATATTTCATTGATGGAATATTGTATTCATTAATAACATCAAAATTAGTAGGTTGTAAATCTTCAGGTTTAATAGGTTTAGAAAAATTAACATCCTTTTTAGAAATAAAGATACCATTATCTTTAGGGTGTACAAATACATTAAATGGTTCAACAGCTTGTTCTGTAAATGGTTTATCATTTACAACATAATATGAAGTCTTATTAGTACTCTTTAATTTAGAATATAAATATTTAATTAAAGGTTCATCCTTGAAAGGTGCTAAACTTATAACAAATATATTTTTACGAATAACAAAATTATTTTTTGAATCTATTTCCATAAAGTCATTTGCTATTAAAAACATAAACTGATTAATATACTGTTCTGGACTTTCAAATGGTGGCAATATAACTAATTTTTTTGTTGTTATAGGAATAATTTTAATTTGTACAAGATTTGTTGTATTTCTTGAATTTAAAACACTTATATCTCCTTTTACCCCATAATGAAGTATTTTTTCAGCTTTTATTTTAATATTTTTAATAGCATTCTCTAGCTTTGTAGTAGGGGTAAACCTTTTTAAAAAATCACCATATTGTTTTTTATCCAATATTTCATAATTCTGAACAATTTGTACGTTTGATACAGAATCAGTATTTTGTTGGCCACCTTCTACTACTTTTATTTCACCTATACCATGAGTATTAGTACCTAGCCCTCCCCCGCCTTGTACTGGAAGAATTGGTGCTTCTGCTACTGAATTACTAATGCCGCCAGATAATATACTTTCATCTGCCATCCTGTTATAGGCTTAAACTAATATTTAGAACATTTTTTAGATAAATGGATTACGCTACAGGAGCAGTTACTAGAGATGATGTAGAGTTACATGTATCACCAGACCCTCAAACTCGTAAGCGTAAAATTGTATGTAAGCAAGAATTAATTATTCAAAGTCTACAACAATTTTATTCGACTCGTAGTGATTTAGTAGAAATCCTACAGATTCTTGAAGGAGAATCTATAATGAGTTTGCGCTTAATTGACTGGTTTGTTACAAATTATTCTAAGTATCACAATATATCGTACATTCATAAGAATCAAGACTTCTTTGTTTACATTGATTATAAAAATCAACTTAAGGCGTATAGCAAGAAACTATTTGACCCTTTTTGTCGTCGTGAACGAATTCTTTTTCAATTAACAAATATCCCTGCGTTCATTACAACTGTTGGAAAACTAAACTTTTTCCGTTGGGCAATTGAAAAGGGTGTTATAGATTATATTAAACTAAATCTACCAACAATTGAAAAAGAGATGAATGAATCTGCTCGCGAACTCCAGAAAATCCGTAAAACAGAAGTTAAGCCTAATCTAACTGGAAAGAGGATTACACGACGAAAGGTGATTATTTCTGAGAATGTTTCATCGAAACAAATGCAGAAACATTTTACATCTATTGAGGTAAGTTTCGATTGAATGAAGCCATTCATTTTACTCAAAAAACTTTCTTTTTTCTACTTCAAAAAATCCATCTTTTGAACTTATATTAGAATTACCAGCAGTTGCTATTTCATATCGTAAATAAGTGTCCATTACATCATCATCAATTAATTCTTCAGCAACCCATCTGTTTTCATATTGTCTTCTTAACATCTTTTGAGATTCATTAATACCTCGCGCTGTTCCTTTATCTTCATATACAGCAGAGCGTAATTCACGAACTGCGTTCTTTGGATCACGCACTGGATCATATCTATCAAAATATGGGTTGTATGCTAAATCTGGACCTCCAGCAACAAAAGGCTGACTCTGTTTATAGTCACGAGCATCAGTGCGTGTATTTATAGGTGCCATATCATTATAAACAATATTCTTAATTTTATAGTTTGGCTCGGAGTATCCCTTTTCAATACTAAAACTATTTGGTATAAGTTGATTAGGAGACTTTTGTATTTTAGGATAATTTTGAGTATAATTTGGAGTATCTGATTGCCAATGTTCAAATTGTTTAGCATTTACTGTATCACGCGTCATTGTTTCAATACGTGCGCGAAGTTGAAATTGTTTTGGAGGGATACGAACCTTTCCAGCATAATTAAATGTTGGATCCATCTAAAAGAGTCTTAGTTAATATAAACAGATGTTTTTAATACCTTTTATTTATAAAAAAACAAATTTAATATATCCAATACACTTATTTAATATATTTCTTAATCGTGGAAATTTGTTTTTACAAATGGAGCAAGATGAAATAAAAGACTTTTGTGATACAAATGGTATCTACTATACAAATGTGAAAACTATAGATGACCGTTGTTATATAGAAGTGGATTCTAAAAAAACAACTCTACAAGATTTTTATTCTTATTTTGAGAAATCTGATGTAGAATGTTGGCGTAAATTTATTTTATTAGGAAACTATGATGAAGATTTTCTACATATAAATTCTACAAATCCAGAATTTATTGAGCCGATTCTAAAAGAAATTTTAACTGGCTGCCTTAAGAATTAATCAGTATTATATATATAATAGATGAACAGGAATAAAACCCTAAGAAAACAATATGATTTAAGCGGCTCATCAATATTCAAGGATTATTCATTAAATCAAGGACTTCAAGAACTTCTACAAAAAGAGTCTGAGGTTGCTTTCAAGAAGCCATGGCACCGTCTTGAACGAGGAATGCGTCTTAATCGCCTTCGTCTATTTAGTGATGCAATGAAAGACTCTAAGGGATTACAGGATTCTGAAAATACTGCGCTTCTTCAACTTCTTACAAAATCTCTTGATAAGAAGCAACTGAATTCAAAGAATTCTGTAGTATATGATGTAGAATCTGAGAAAATACTAGAAATTAAAAGTCTAGTTATGCATCAGAAAGCGGATGGGTCATATATATTTCAATTACTTGATAAACCTATCCGTAATACTGTCACAATGCGAAGAAAGACAACTGTACCAGAGCCTATAACAACTGTTATTACAAACGCAGAATAGGTCTAAAAAAATTATGCGTATAATAGTAGTAAAGTTGAATACCAAACATGATGAAATCTTATTCTAATATGTTTAGTATAGTATCTGATTTAGCAAGAATACAAGAAGAATATATTGAATATCCTTCTCACGAAAACAAAATGCTCGCATGGCAAGAAACATACCACAGTTCTTTAAAACAAGTATTAAAAGATTCTGAATTTGACGAGCGAACCATAGATAAAGCAAAGAATGTAGAAAGTTTATTATTTAGCATGTATGATATGTTTCATAAACATTCTTCTGTGAATACAGACAAAAATGATTTAAAATTAAGAGTTAATAAAATATATGCTAGAGACCAAGTGGAACAGCGCACAAGTCAATGGTACGAGGATATGAAGCTTATGCTAACAGCAAGTGAGTTCTCAAAACTCTTTGATAGTGAAAGAGCTCGTGGCAACCTAGTAGTATCTAAAGTGAATCCTGAAAAGCGGGATAGTAATAAAGCGTTACTCACATCATTTATGTCACCGATGGATTGGGGTGTAAGATTTGAGCCTATTGTTAAACAGTATTTGGAGAATACATGGAACTGTAAAATTTATGATTGTGGTCGTTTAAAACATGAAACCCAGAACCGTCTTGGCGCTAGTCCGGATGGGATTATTATAAATGAAGAATCTGATAAATATGGGCGGCTCGTTGAAATTAAATGCCCTTATTCACGAAAGATTGGGGGTACAGTGCCTTTTGATTATTGGGTTCAGATGCAAATTCAATTAGAAGTAACAAATCTATTTGAATGTGAATATGTGGAAGTAGAAATTCTTTCAAAAACTCCCAAAAATATGAACCCGGACTTAAGCGGAAATAGTCTTCAACGAGGATTTGTATATTTAATGGAAAAAGATGGTAACTGTGTCTACGCTTATAGTGAAGAGCAGAGAGATAGTTTTGCTGACTATAGTTTGCTAGAAACGATTGAATACTCAATTGTAAAAGTTCATAATGTTCTTGTAAAACGTGATACAAAATGGTTTGAAGGAACTTTGGAAGCACAAGCAAAGTTTTGGGAAGATGTTGAAAAAGCGCATAATAATGAATTTATAGTTGCTGAGCCAAGATTCAAAAAAGTGAAGCCTTGTTTGATTGTTGAAGAATCTTGAATACTATTAGATGAATATTGAAGAAGAAGGTGGAGGTATGTTTGATAAAATAAAATCAGTTGGATCAAAAATAAAATCAGTTGGATCAAAAATAAAAAAAGCAACTCCCAATCCAGTAACAGGGGTAAAAGCGTTATATGGAAAAGCAAAGGCCGCACGCGCATTGTCACAGGCAATGGGGACAGGGCAAGGTATGTTTAGTAAAGCCTTAAAAGGTAAGAGTAAATATGGCTCAATCTCATCAAATGACTCAACAGGAAAACAACCATTACCAATTCTAAAATTATTAACAATTCTTGTGGCAACTGGAGTATTAGGTGCATTTGCTGCTTTAGCAATAAATAAATCACAGAATTTTAAAGATTCTATCTTAAAATGGGGCATACTTATGCTAGTAATGATTATACCAGTTTTTATAGCCTATATGAAGAAATCTGAAACATTAGGCCTTTTATTAGATACAATTCTAGAATCTGAATTAAATATAATTTGTATATATGCTATTTTAGCTTTTACTAGTTATTCAACATTAGTGAAGAGTCCTTCATTAGATACGTTTCAAAGTATGAACCCGTGGGAAATAGCAAAAATTGTAATTGGTCTTATTATACCATTAGTTATTATAGGATATACTTATTTTAAAGTAAGCCCACTGGATGCAATCGTTATAGGAGTTTTCGCAGTCGCAGCCGCTGTGATTCTCTTATCACCTCAATGGATTAGTTCATAGGCTTTACACTATAAAAAGCAGTAACAAATTCTTGAAAAGGAGCGCTACATGAGTCGGCATCTTTATGGCGATAATTGTTTGTACGTTGCGCATAGTTTCCGACTAGTTCTAACCGTGTTTGAAAACTAGTATCATAGCATGTTTGGGAGTTGAGTCTTTCTCCAGTCTGTTTATCTTTTAATGGTAGAACCCCATCTAGAAGACTATATGATTTATCAACATTTGCCGGCTTTAATGATACAAATGCCTCTTTCACATTAATAGGGTTACGCACAATAATATATTCATTCATAGAAAAAAAATCCATAAAATACACTACGAACAAAAATGTTAAAGATGCTGCTACAAATATTTCTGTATAACGATTAGTTTTCATCTAATAAATCCGGAGAATATAATAGATGAAAACTGTATTACCTTTATTAGCAGAATATTTAGGAACATTTTTACTAGTATTAAGTGTTCTTAGTTTATCAAACCCCATTTTTATAGGTATTATCTTCACGGTTATTCTATTCTTAATTGTACCAGTAAGTGGCGCAGCGATAAATCCTGCGCTATCTTTTGTATTTTACTTACAAGGTAAATTAGGTATGAAAGAGGCTTTACTTTATACATTGGTTCAAATAATTGCTGCTGGTTCTTCTTATTTTGTATATGCATCATTGGTCTAAACATTTTAATATAAATATAAATAAATGGTTACAGTATATTATAAAAATACCCATATTTTTTGTTGTACAAATTATGGATATTTAGATTATACTAAAAATTTTATAGAATACTATAAAAACCTAAAAGCACCATGGATACTCCACGTTTACTGTATGGACAAAAAATCACATGATATTCTTCAACTGTATAAAGAAATTATAGTACATTTTCTACCAATTCCGGGTTTTGAAGATTTTTATGAATGGGGTCAGCCTCAATACAAAACAATATGTTACTACCGCTATAAAATTATTTACCCATTGTTCAAAGCAAAGCGAGTAAATTTTGTTATTCATTTCGATACTGACATTGCGCTGTTAAAAGACCCTGTTGATTTTATGATTGATTACATGGAAAAGAATAAATGTGAACTGGCGGGTCAATGTGATGAAAAGTCATTGGCCTGCTCTAGAACTGATACATGTCCAAATATATGTGGCGGTTGTTTTATTATGCGTAGATGTGATACGACACTAGAATTATGTAAAGAATCTTCTTATAGAAACTATATTGAAAGGTTTCACAGCGACCAGCAATATTTCAATTTAAGACTTACGAAAAAGCATTCATTGCCAGTAAATTTATTCGTTCATACACCAAAAGAAAGTTTATTAAATGAGAATACTTATATTTATCATTTTAATTGGATGATAGGAGATATTAAAAAATCAGTTATGAAAGAAAAGGGATTTTGGTTATTAGATGATGCGTAAAAGAAATAAAATTGATAAATACCTATAGTATTCATGCTCCCATTTTTATATTTTTACTGCGTAAAAATATAAAAATTGATTAAATCTACAACCCATAGGTCTTATACAAAATGGACCAATATTTTAAGGGTCTAACAAACAGAAAAGAAGTTCATGACTTATCAAATTATTTTGAAAAAGAAAAAAAAGAATTAAAAGCATTGTGTTGTACTTATTGTAATACCCCACAAGAAGAAGTTGATTTAGAAGATGAAGTTGTGTGTAAAAGTTGTGGAACACTATATAGACCAAACATTGACAGTTCTGCCGAATATCGTTTCTTTGGAGTAGACGATAGAAGTAGTTTGGATCCATGCCGTGTGGGAGCGCCAATTGATTCCCGTTTCCCCCATTCAACTCTCGGAACAATTATTTTAAATAAGACAGTTGGTGGTAATAAATCAAACCGTATTGCTATGGCACGTGTTCGCAGATTCCATACTTGGAACTTACTGCCTTATAAAGAACGCTCATTACTACAAGTCTTTGAGCAACTGTCATTGACCGCTACGAACAACGGCATTGATATTCGTACAATTGATGTTGCGAAAGCACTATACATTCGTCTTGTAGAACATTGTGATAAGCGAGGAATGTCACGAACAAGTGTAGTTGCGAGTTGTATTTATTCTGCTCTAAAAATGATTGGACAACCCCGCAAACCAAAAGAGATTTCTGAGATTTTCCATTTATCTTCAACACAATTCACAAAATCATTTAAATATTTCCAAGAAGTGTTATCCATGGCAAATCAGCGAGGTCTACTAAACGATGTAGTAATTCCAGCAAATATGTCTTCTACGAAGGCCGCTGATTATGTAAGCCAGCCATTATCAAAACTTCCTATTTCACGAAATGTTGCTATGATTCTAAAGGAAAACGCAATCCGTATTGCAAATGAAGCAGAGCGACTTGAGATTTGTCCAGAGAATATGCCACCATCACTTGCTGCTGGAGTTATTGCTTTTGTATTAACGCATTCAATGCCGGATTCTTCTAATTCCGGTATTAACCTAGAACGTATTGCTTCTGTATGTGATATTAGTGAAGGAACCCTTAATAAATGTCTAAAAAAGTTAGAATCAAACTTTGAAGTTCTTAAACGGGTAATGGTTATGACTAATTCTGTATAGTACTATTAGGATAATATGGGAGCAGATATATCAATGCCATCCTTGTCAAGGATGCCAGATTCAAGAAATATATATGATAAAACACAGCCAACTGTTGATTTAATGAACAGAATTTTAGATTTTATTTTAAGAAATGCTGATATTCGTGATATGATTTCATTAGCAAATCCTGGCGAATGTTCTAAATGGATTGTTATAGCAGAAGAACAACTTAAAACTTTTTTTGATAGAGTAAAAATTCAATCTGAAATAGGAAAAGAACAAATTTTCTATATTAAAAGAATTGATGATTTAACAAAAATGAAAAATAGTAGTAATAAGGTTGGTTGTGAAACACTTGCCTTCTTTTTTGTAAGATTATTCCAAGTTGTAGGCGCACTATCATTAAGTATTATTGATACAAAAATACCTGACAGAGCTGATTATTTAAAATCAAAGACTGAAGAGCCTGTTTATCAGCAAAGAGGCATTCCTTTTTTTAAGAAGCTAGAAGACAAACCTAAATCGTGGTTTGGATTTGGTGGAGAACTAAATCCCGCAGAAACTTCTTCATTATCAATTGAATTACAAATGTTTTCACTTTATTTAACAGCATCTGTAAAAAAAGGTGAGTATTATTTGACAACAATTGCTACATTAAGAGAAAAACCAGTAAATGTCGCAGGATTTATTATACAAATTAGTGATAATAAACTTATAGTTTCATATTCTAGAGGAACTACATCATTAACTTTTGAACTTACTCCTAAAAATGGAAATCAATTAAATATTAATGTACTTATGAGAAATAATAAAGAATATCCATTTAATGAAGATTATAGTTATGCTACTCAATCAAAGGGAGCAATAACAGTATCAATAGATACAAAATTAAAAGATATGGACTTTGCCGACTTTATAACTAGTATAACAAATAAAATAATTTCTTTACCACCATCACAAACAATGAAAACTCTAAAAGAATTCAATTATCTTGAACCAAGTAGAATTAAACCAAGATTTTTGAAAATAAAGGATACAGACTTTGGAATAGAAAGCGCTGGTATATTTGTTTCTGAAAATGATATGCTTAGTGAGTCTCCTAAGTTTCTTTTTGGATTTGCTACAAAAATAAATGGTAAAAATGTAGATGTAGAAGTATCATTTAGTTTATTAATTGTAAAAAAATCTAGTCATACATATTCTGTAGAAATAACGAATTTAAATAACGAAACTGATTCTACAAAATTAAATTTTAAACCAAATTTAAATTATGAAAAATTAGATAAATTACCAGAAGGCGAAGAAATATCAGACAGCTCTGCCCAAAATAAATTCACTATTAAATCTGGATTTGCAGCTTTTAGTTCCGAGCCAACAAATGGTAAAACAACAATACCAAAATGGCTTGAAAATAAGTTTAATATTATTAAAAAGCAAGCATTCAATGTTATAGAATTTGGTTTAGAAGCAAGTAAAAAAGGCTATCAGAATCCTGTAGATAATTCTAAAGTAACAGACTCTAAACTGAAAACAAGTGAATTATGGAGAAATTTATTAAGAGACCCACCTGTAAAAGCATTTTGTACTGCTCGTGCTTTACAACTTCTAGATATAAGTGGCCTTAAAAAAGCGAAACCAACAAATATACAACCACTTATTTTTAATACAACATTTGATTTAGTAAAAGATAAATCTCTGCCTACGCCAAATAACCCTATTATAGATGCGCATGCTTTAAAAGCATTAGTTAGTTTATATGAAGGCGCATCTGATGATAAAAAAGGAGAATCTATTGGAAAATTAATATCAGCGTTTATTCAATCTGAATATAATGGTTCAAAAACACTTGAAGAACTTAAAAAAGTTAATGAAATAAGTGGTAGTCCATCTGGAACTATAACTGATATTAAACAAATTTCTGATTTAAGAAATAAAGCAATCGAATTATTCAATATACAATTCGATCATACAGCAAAGGTAAATAAATTATTAAATAAACTATTTACTATAGATAATTCAATAACATTAAATAATGATATATTGTCAAAAGGTATTCGCGGTATAGAAGAAGTTGCACTAGAAGCTCGTGATTTATTGTCTGATTATTATTCCAATTGTCAGATAAAATATAATGAAGGAGTTAAAATAATACAGAAGCCAATAGTAGCACCAGCACCAAAATAAAAAAATTGGTTTTTTATTTCTAAATAAATAGTTAGCAATATGCCTTCTCGTTGTTCGAAAGATGGATGTAAACGTAAATTACCTCTAACTGCATTCGCATGTAGATGTAATTTAGTATTTTGTGATTCTCATCGGTATCCTGAAGACCATACTTGTTCTTACAAATATTATGAGACTAATAAATTGAGTATGGAAAAAAATCTAAGTAGTATTACTTTTACAAAGAAAGAAACTCTACTTGAAACTATTTAGATAAAGAGCAACAATTGTTGGAGACCACCGTCCATATAATTTTGTCTTAACAGGGTCAAACCAACCAATAGCATCTTTTTCACGATTATCTTTTCTGAGTTTATTCCACGCTTTAGGATGTTCTTTGTACCACATAAATTTTTCTTCTGCATTGGCAAATTCATCTTCATCAATAAATGCTTGGAAAATATGATACTGAAAATATGTATTCTTATTATATTGTGTTTCAGCACTCTGTAGAACCAATCCAGTGTGCTTCATCTTTTGAATATTATGAATCTTTGCTTCTTCTTCCACTTCACGACGGAGATTCTCTTCAAGAACTTTTAAAAGTGGCATAGAAGGGTCTCGGAGCCCATCCTTTCCTTCTGTTTGGCCTTTCGGAGGCTCCCATGTTTTACCATTTGGAGACTCATCTGTATTTTTTACAACAACAAATTTAGTAGGATTTCTATCACCATTTATGTGAATAAAACAGCAAGCTCTCATAAAAACTCTCCAACCTTCTTCAGGATGTTCAACATAGAAATACTTTTTATTAGGACCATAACCTTGTTTTTTAGCCCAAGCAGATACTTCTGAGCCTCGGACTAAACCATTTTGAAATACATTTATAATTCCAGAATTATTTGCCATCTAATTATACTCTCTTTTTTCTACATGTTTTTGATTTCTTTGATTTGTTACAACCACTTTTATAACTGCGTAGCTCTTTACAAAGATTAGAAAACTTTGTTTTGTTTTGTAACTCTAAAGCGTTTTCTAAAGAACAACGAATTTTATATAAATTCTTTAAAGATTCTACTCTAGTATCCCAGGCGCTTGATGATGGCTCATACTTTTTCCATAAAACTCTCCATTCATGAAATGGTAAAACTTCTGGAAGAATACTCCAGAATTGTTTAAAATATATAAGTCTTTCACTCGGCTCCATTTTATTATACATATTACGCAGCAACGCAGTATTTATATTTTCTGAAGTATCAAATGGTTTGCTTCCAAGAGATAACTTTGATGTAGGATGACCTTCCACAATTGAAAATAAAAATTCCCATCCTTCAAAATGTACTTTAGAACAACCTTGATGTAATTTTTCTTCATATAGTTTTTTAACTATCGAAAATGATGGATCATCGGCGCTACATAATCCTTGACTTCGCAGTTTATCATTTACTTTATTATGGATTCTCCATAACCATTTTGTTAACGATTCTTTAGAACTAGCATCAATTGGGTCATTTATTATATATTCACTATAACTCTTTCTACAGAATTTACATGGGAGAATAAATGCTATAACATTAAAAAAATCAATATATTGTTTTTTTAGTTTTTCTTCATAAGAAAATGTTATAGAATGTAATAATTTCCATCCAGATGGCCCCCAATAACGAGTATCCATATCTATTTTGACTCCTTAATTTAAGCGGAGCCAAAGCCTGTTACACTTAATGGTGTTAAATAAGGTCTGACAGGATTTGTATGAGCATTTTCAGCTTTGCACTTTACAACCTTTTCAGGGCATTTAGCACGTGCGCAAGGAGGGCATGCCGGGCATGATACTGGACCAGGGCATTTTATTTCAGGGCATCTTGGTCTAGGGCAAGGGGGGCATTCGCCAGAACTTTTACCACAAGAACTATTGTCAATAATAATAGGGTCTGGTTTTGGTATGCTAGATTTGAGTACATACTGTGATAAATCAACTGCTGGAGGGCATTCAGTCTTTAGCATATACATTGCCATATCGGGGCATACTGGGCAAGGAGGGACTGAAGTTTTTAATACATACTTTGTCATATCAGGCATAGGAGGGCAGTCAGGGCAAGATGCATTACACTTAGGGCATGTTTGGGCTGGAGGCGTTACCATATTACTAGAACTTGTAGATAAGCCTGGTAAAGTCTGAAAGCCTTCTTTCATAGTAGTACTAAGAATATATCCTGTAATAACACTTATTAATATTACAATTGCTAGTTGTGAATTTGATAAACGCATTGTCTCTAATATTTATATTTTTTTTAAGGTCTCCATCCAGACCATGTTAATGGAGGGCATCCACAAGTTTCAGGCAATCCAGTATCCATTGATGTACCTAGGCGTGTACATATCATTTTAGCGTAACCTCTCCAAGAAAAATCATCTGATACATATTCGTCGGGGCGTAAGCAACCAAAATCTTTAGGATTTAAACCCCTCTTTTTGATAGCATCACATATAAAAGCAGACCTTTCTTGCCAATCAAATGGACTTGCATTATTTTTATATGTTGTGTTACTTCTTGTAGGTATTCCTAAATAGTTAGGATCACTTACTACAGGAGCATTATTCCCTAAATATTTGCTTGTTAAATCAGTAAATACATTATTATTATAACCATTACTATATGTTCCCATTACTTGTGAAAATGCGTTATTACTTGTATTGATATCATAAGCACTTAGCATTTGTGAAGTAGCATTCATATTAGGATTTTTTAAATTCTGGCTTATAGCATTAACAAGACTATTTGCTAATCCTTGTTCAGCGGGACTTGCGTAACGAATATTTACATCAAATGACATTCCCTTAAAAAGCATATCAGAATATTGTGAGAACAAATTTTGAGCAAATATAGCACCATCCACATCACCATCAGAATATGCAGGGAATAAGCCGGCCAATGAAGAATCTTTACCAAATAGTTTTGTTACTGGTGAATTTACATTTGAAATAGTTTTCAAGAATTCATTATAAGAATCTTTTGTAATAGGAATATCTGCTTCAGGTCTAGCGCCAGACATAACTTCATTTAAGACGTTTTCAACCTTCTTTTTAATCTTTTGTAATACATTTACACGAGCTAATACAACAGGGTCAGTTGTTCCGCTAGAAGAAAGTCTTGAAATAGATACATTAATCTTATTTATCAAATCACGTAAATCATTTATACCAATGTTATTAGATGTAGCATTTGATGTGTTAGAGCCATAATTAGATGTATTAGAGCCATAATTGGAGCCATAATTAGATGTATTAGAGCCATAATTGGAGCCATAATTAGATGTATTAGAGCCATAATTGGAGCCATAATTAGATGTATTAGAGCCATAATTAGAGCCATAATTAGAATCATAATTAGAATCATAATTAGAATCATAATTAGAATCATAATTAGAATCATAACCATCAGAACCAGAAGAATCTTGGAACCCTTCTACATCGTTTAAATCGTTATAAATGCTACGTCTCCACTTCTTTTGTAAATAAGCCATATTTGCTTGTACTTCATCAACATCTTGTTGTGTAAGTGTGGAATCAATGCCAGGATTACGTTTTAGCACAAGTACTTCATTTCTGAGTTTTGATAAATCACCTCGTGCCGATGAAAGTGGTAATTGAATAGAAGGGTCTGATAAATCTTCTAACCCTTTTGCTTCATTCTCCAAAAACCCTTTTAAAGTAGTTTGAAGATTTAATATTCTTTGGAAATTTGCTTTTTCTAAAGAAGGGTCGCGATAAGGTAGACTATTAAAAGAAGCAATCGCACCGGGAGCAGCGCCTGGTGCTAAAATATATGTCGGTGCATAATTTTCTTGACTGGCTTCAACTAAATTCTTTTGGGCGACTGGTGATTCTGGTATGTGTAATATAGGGTCTTGAAATCCTTCTTTTTCATTTAATTGGAAGAATATAACAATTAATACTAAAATTATAAATAATGCTGTAAAAACACCTACGTTCATCTAACTTTTAGCGTCATAACTATTTTAGTAAAAATTTGATTTAATTCCTTTTATTATCTACATATACAAATGTTAAAATCAAGATATAAATATGATACTATTATTGAGGCAGGCCTTGATGAAGCAGGCCGTGGATGTCTATGGGGACCTTTCTATGCTGCTGCGGTAGTTTGGAAAAACGAGGAATTCTGGACAAATGAAATTCGTGAACTATCAGAACAAATTAAAGATAGTAAAAAGATTTCTGAAAAAAAGAGAAATAAAATTTATGAAGGAATCTTGAAACATGCAGAAAGTTATGCAGTCGGGATTGTTACGTCTGAAGAAATTGATTCTTGGGGTATGACAAAAGCCAACCGTACTGCTTTTGAACGTGCTTTAGCATCTTTACCAAAACAACCTCAGAGAATTCTTATTGATGGATGTTTAGCAATTGAATCTTCATTAGAACAAGTTGTAGAGCCAGAATTGGATAATACATATATTTGTGTAGCCGCTGCATCAATTATAGCAAAAGTATCACGAGATAGAGCGATTGTTGATATGGTTGAGAAAAATACTCAATTAGGTGAAAAATATGATTTAGCAAACAATAAGGGTTATGGTACGCTAAAACATAGAAATGGAATTGTAAAATATGGAAAGCATGAACTTCATAGAAATCTATTTCTGAGAAAACTACTTGGTACTAAATCGAGTAACACACAAGATACTACTTGTGCATTTCTAGAAGAAAACTAATTGCTTACTTGCGACTACGATTCTTACGACTGGCCTTGCGAGTGTTCTTGCGACTGGCTTTGCGACTGGCTTTGCGGGTATTCTTGCGGGAAGGCATTCTGTTAGGACTTGTCTTTTTTGCTGAAACTGGAGGAGACCGGGACTTTCTTTTACGCGATGCGCCACCACCAAGTGTGTATCCAATTGGATTACTTGCAGAAGCACCAAGAGCACTGGGATTAAATGGAGGTGGCGGGATTGTACCAATTGGGCAAGCACCACGTGTATTTCTTGCAGTGGTACAAGGACCGGGATAAGGCATTTGAGCTACATCTGTATATGTTTCTGCCAAACTATACTGAGTAGGTCGTAGACGGTTACCAAGACAATCTCTTAGAGCAGCCATATCATCTGCTGTAGATGTATCACGCATATAACCGTCGCTACCAAAGAATGAAGCCATTGCACTGGCTGAATAATGGGATGCTTCACAGTATCTAAAAGCATCTACTACCTGTTGATCTGTGAATACTGAACTGTACGTACGTGATGTAGGGTTTGTAGAATAACTAGCTTGACCACCTTTTTGTTTTGTTTTATTTCTCATATCTAATATATGTTTTGATTTTTGTTTACCACCAGATATACCTAAAGTACTTTTAACCGCAGATAATGCTTCAATTTCATATGGATCTAAGCCGCGCAATGTCGCTGAGCTAGGAGCTGGCGATGGTCGGGGTGATGGTGATGGACTTGGTGATGGAGATGGTCTTGGTGATGGTGATGGTGATGGTCTTGGTGATGGTGATGGTCTTGGTGATGGTGATGGTGATGGTGATGGACTTGGTGATGGTGATGGTGATGGACTTGGCGATGGTGATGGACTTGGTGATGGTGATGGACTTGGTGATGGTGATGGACTTGGCGATGGTGG